GTTTTTTCTTTACACCTCTAAAGAAGCATTGTGTCCATTATGTGTTAAAACGTGTGTTTTTGTCCAGCTATATTTTCTATTTTAGACAAAATGGACATAAAGTAAATAATAAATGTGGTACAAGTTGTGGTCAATGTGGTCTGCGTGGTCAAAAGAGAGTGGTCGTTTGTGATCACTCTCTTCTTATATATATTCCCCTATACTTTTCTTGTTATTGCCTACAGAATTAAATTTCTTGGATTACATATACTTTTACAAACACATCATATTTTGCTGCCAGTTGCTCCAACTTCTTTTCTCTATATTTTGTAATGGTGAAGAAATGGATAACTGGCACTTTTCCTTTATATTTTTGCTTATATATTTTAGTAAACTCTTCATAACATTTTAATTTCTCTTCATTAACTACCATCTTTTGAGTACGATCTATTTCTACTGCGTGAAGTATCCTATCTTCATCACGAAACTTCACATCTGGAATAATCTTCTTTTTCTTATCATCTTTTATATACCTTATTTCTGTTTCAATCTGCCAATCATCCGGACAAAATAGTTGTAACCATGCTTCATTACGTAAAATAGCATGTGCTACTCTACTATGATGAACTACTTTTCCTTCACCAAATAACTTGTGCCCTGATTGATTTAAATAATAAACATATTCTTTATTATGAGTTAATTTACTGGTGTAAGAAGAGAGATCCTTCATAATTCGATTTGCATTTCTTATCCCACCCATTTCATGCACACTCATTAAATGCCTTCTTGTTGCAAACTGTAGCTTCCTAATCGTCGCAAGTATCGCCATTTGACGGTTGATTTGCATATGCGTTTGCATCCTCATGTTTCTCCACCTCATATTGTTTTAAATAATTCCACATCATTTCATTACTAATATAAGGAACTTGTATTTCGGTAAGCCTATCCGTTTTAAAAATTGCACGTCCAGGAATGCTTTTTATTGATTCTAATCCTGGTTCATCTATAACAACGCTTGAAGCTGTTTGAGTCGGTAATCTAAAACCTAATTTCGCATCACTATTTTGTTTCACTTGACGTGGTAATGTATCTCCTGTCGGATACTGTGTACAGAAAATTAATCTAAATCCTAAAGCACCACCTATACGCGCTATATGAGAAAGCATTTGTTGACAAGCTCCCAATAACCTTTGTTGCTCCTTTTTCATACTTTTATCAGGACACAATTCAGCGCCTTCGTCTACTATAATGAAAGAGCGCTCTTTAATACTTGTTTCTACAACGTTTGTATAATGTCTATCTTTCATGTATTGCATTTTCTCTTCCATCTTCTCAAGAATATCCTTTAATACCATAAAGGCTTCTATGGGCTTCTCAGCAATGGAAACTATTTGTTTTAAATTCTTATATGGCCCGAACTCCAAACCACCTTTTAAATCAATAATGTATAAATTTATATGCTCTGGTTGCGCTAAAGTAAGGGAAGTAACTACATTCTTTAGAAACACCGTCTTACCCATTCGGGTGAGACCACCTAGTGTCATATGTGGAGTTTTATCAAAATCATGGTAGATAAGTTTTTCTAAACTTTGGCCCATTGGTACACGCCATTTCCCTTGTGTCACTAAATCCGTAGACCATGACCATTTTTTCGGTATATCTCTATGAAAAACACGAATATTTAATTTGTAATTGTCGTAATCAATTCGAACGGGTTTGTTCAATCCTTCAGAAACAACATCCTCAACCTTTTGTATTAATTTAGATGGCATCCCTACCGGTAATCGATATACATAAGTTGTGCTTCGATCATCATTTTTTTGCTCAAGAAAAACCGGATACTGTAATCTCTCCCCAATCCGGATAGCAATTCCACTTACCTCAAAAAATACTTGTATCTTTTTACGGTCATCATCTTTACTTTTAAGTATATCACCAAGTATAGCGAATAATAATCCAGCGATTGGTACCGATAATAGCTCCAACATAAAATCACTCCCTATACCCCTCTTATAGAGGGTATATATCCCTGTTTCAAGGAATACGTGCATACAAGCTAAACTCCTTATGACATAAAGAATAATAAGATTCCACATCGCATTCCATCATAGAAACATAACTAGAACATAACGTAGAAGGTATAGAAACGAGCCTGTAAGCGTTGTGTACAAAGTAATACGTGGAAGCCAATGTGGAACACTCTTCCCCATTTTTTCTGCCACCTTCATTGCAACTACTGACAAACCTGTCACCGTCCAAATAACTACCGCTTCTCCTGCGAGTGTCATACCTATTCCTCCTCTTTTTTTTCACGGAATATAATACCTTTTCTCGAAAGGACTACATCATAACAGTCCATTAGGATTTCCCAATTTAAAATGTCTTCTTCCTCACCGTATAGATCTTCTTCGATAACCTGAGATAAACTGAAATATCTTTTATATTCCTTGTTATTAAACACTTCATAATTTTTCATATGATTCATAATCGATTCTGTTTCTGATCTTGATTTTGATTCGTTATACATTTGACGTAATTCTTTTGAAGGATGTAGATATGGAGTTGTATTCAAGTGGTTATACTGCCAACGCATGTAATCTCCCCCCTCTTGATGTCCTTAGTTCCACTTGGTATTCCTCGTGGTCTTGATATAGGTATATGAACTAGAAAATAAAAACTTGTTTGTCCATCTTAAAAAAAGTAAATAGGAATTTTCACTTTGTTATCGAATATACGAAGATGAGGTGAATAGATATGAAATGTAGGCTCAAAGAAATTTTAGATAATCGGATGATAAAACAAGGAGCGTTAGCAAAAAGAGTGCAAATTACACCACAGCAACTAAGTCAAATCGTACATGGTAAAAGTGAGCCTTCTTTACGAAATGCTATTAAAATCGCAAAAACATTAAATTTACATGTAGAAGATATTTGGATTGAAGAAGAATCAAATATTAAATAAATTTCAAGGTGGAGATTATATGAAAGCCATAAGATCTATTTTTAACGCATATCGTATATTCGGTAAAATATTGAGACCTATATTGCGCGCATTAAATAAGAAGTAAATTTTAAAAATCGTAGAAAATAAAAAAAGAGCCGTCAACTGACGGCCCTTTTTGTTTACAAAATTATTCTTTTGTATAATAATACTTTAATCCTTTAGCATCTAACCATGCTGTCGCTTTATCTAAATCGCTGCCTTGACGATAATCCGATTCAAAATAAACAAGCCCTTGACGATCTCCACGAGAAACAATTTTTGAAGTGTATCCAATCTTATCCATCATTTGAATCATTTCAGGAACTAAATTTACACCAAATTCATAAGTAACCACCTTATTATGTTTGTTCACGATAATCTCCACTCCTTCTTCTTTATACGATTTATTTGTAAACCAATCTAACGACCTGCTTCCAATTAATTCATTCAAATCACACTTTCCAATACCAGGTACATTTCCTGTTTCAGTGTACTGCCAGATATCACATGGATAAGCTGGTCTATTCCCGCCATAACGAGGAATCCATACAAAGTCAGATTTTACATTTGCCATTCCGAATGGTGCATACATATGATGACCAACATATAAACCAACTTTCTTAGCACCTAATCTACGTAATTCATCGATAAAAGCCTGTGTACCTGCTCGCATATCATCCATTGTTTTCACTTCTACATCAGCCACCCAGACTGTCGCACTCTTATCTCCGCGATTCCAGAAATCTCGAGCTTCTACACGTGCGTCATTCTCAGAAACGAAACGACAGAATGCATAGTTGCCAAAAGGAATGCCATGTTGTTTCATGGATTGTACATATCCCTTATATAATGGATCTGCATAATTTGAACCATCTTGTACACGAGCGATGATGAAATCAATGTATTGTTTTGCCACAGACCAATTAATATCACCATTCCATTTTGAAATATCTACAGTGTAACCCATTATTGAACATCTCCTTTTTTCTCTTCTTGTTTTTGTTTGCCACCTAAAATTTCAACTGCATTTGTTAATGGTTGTGGAAGTGGGATACCCATTCGTCCAGCGTTTTCTAAAAGTGAAAGCAATTCATTACCCATGAAGAAGAAGATTGTCGCTTCACGAATTGCATTGTTACTCCCAAGTACTGTATCGAGCTGGGCGGCCGCACCGACCAAAATAAAAAGCACCACCTTTTTGGCGATGCCTTTGAAACCAACTTTACTTTTTAACTCTCCGTTATAACCTGCTGCAATCATGCCAGTTAAATAATCAATAACTGCCATCGTCACTAAGACTTTCAATGTCGCATCCCATCCTCCCAAGAAATACCCACAGAAGCCACCAAACGTAGCTATAAATGTTTTCAATAATACATCAATACGATCCATATTTCCCTCTCCTTTTTAAGCTGCAAAGTAACTTGGGTCCATTCCAAATATCTCTGCAATATCTTCCTCACTTCTATCTTTTAAATAAGATTCAGTTGTGGAAATATCAGAATGGTTAGCGAGTGATTTTAGTTTTTCAAGTGGTACTCCTTGTACTTTCAAATTATCTAATCTGCTATGTCGGAAACAGTGAGGATTCATTTTAAATTCCTTCCCTTCCTTTTCGTTCAGCATCTTAGCAAATATGTCGCACCAATAATTAAATACACTCTTGTTCAATCTTTTTCTCTTACCATTCTTATAAACACGTACAAACAAATCTGGAATAGTATCCTTACCTCGCTGATTTATATATAAACGGATGCATTTCTGCACCCGGTGATTGTAATATAATCTAAACTTCTTACCACGTTTCCCTCGTACCACATTTGTATAATAATGTTCTGTTAATCCTTCTTTTTGAACCTGGTAAACCTCATTCTTTCTGGCTGCACTGTAATAAGAAAGAGCTAAATACGTAGCCAACATATATTTCTCTTGCTCAAGTAATTCATCGATTAGCCAATTAATCTGGTCCTCAGTTATAAATGTGATATCTCGAATTGGATTCTTAGGTAAACCACGCACCCTCGAGCCTACGTTGAACTCGTAATTATAATCATCATCGTCAGCACAAAACTCAAGAGCTGAGCGTAATGCACTCATCAATCCATTCACACGTGCGTTTGACATTCCCATCTCTTGAAAGATAATAGATAAATTCCGAATATCTTTACGTGTTAAATCAATAAGCTTTTTATTTTCGAAGTGTTCATGTATCAGAAACAAAATAATCCGTAAATCCCAACTGTATTGCTGTAAAGTGCTTGCCGCTTTCCCTTGCGATTTCTTTTCAATGAGAAAATCTTTGACTAGGTTTTTATTTTCTTGGCTAACATGCTTTTCATAAATTACTTGGTCTACTATTCGTTTCACACTGATCATCTCCTCAAAATAAAAAGAGAAGTGAAATCACTCCTCTTGATTGATGAATTGAATCAAAGCCCTATTTTATACAAAATAAAAAAGCCTGCTTATGCACGCCTGATTTGTAATAATTAAATTAAAAAGCTCATCGCAATATGAATGGTATTTCCACTCTGAACACCATTTACGAAAATTCCACCATCACTTTTAACTGTAACTTCACAAACTGTTGGTACAGCTCCATATGCTAGTGCCGGAAAAGCGATATTTTGCACAGGTCGAAAGCCAGCTGGAAGTGTTGCAAATACGGTTGTATTTGCCGGATTTTTAACTGATCCAATGACAGATATCTGCTCCCCACTTCTCTTGTACTTCATTATCCTATCAGCAATGGTCTCTACACCAGTTGTAGGGAGGGTATTCCAACCTGTATCTGTCGCTTGTTTGATAGTACCATCTGGCCTGATTTCAACCCGCTTTGACCAATCCCAATTATCTCCTTGCTCTTCTGTAGAAGGAGCAATAACAAGTTGTCCTTGTGTGCCTTTATGAAGAACTGTTTTATACGAACGGCTACCGATTACAATAGCATTATCAGTGTTAAAATAGGTCGTTCCCGTATACGAACCGCCTGTTTTAGGTACAATCTCTTTCTCTAATACAAAACGAGACCACTCAGACCACTTACCACTGTTATTTAATCGAATATATGTCTCATTCAAATTCCCTAGCAATGTAGCTCTTTGAACAAATGCTAAACTTGTAGCTGTTTCTACAGATACAAACCATGTGTATACAGAATTATTCGGTGTATTTTTGAGTTGACTTCCTACATAGAATCCCGATTTTACAATTGTATTCAAATCTGTATTTGCAGCCAGATCAATGGACGTTCCATCATCGTCTGTAACCTTCCACAGTTGATACTTTTGTCCTGTAACTGCTGCTGTTAATTCATTTATGCGTTTATTTGCTTCATCAATTTGCTTTTGATATCCTTTAACCATTTCAAGAGCTTTATCAAACTCAGAAATATAGTTTTCGATTTTAATATTTCCTTCTTTTACATCCCGTCTTAATGTAATACGAATGTCTGGTGTACTCATTCGTTCTGTACTTTTTTCCATAACAAAATAAGCTGTCCAATCATCCGATGTGGACACAGCTTGCGAGGACAATGTGTATGAAAATAGGCCATTCTTTGCATCAACTATTTGAGCATCATCTCGAACAAACAGTCCAACTTGATTAATCGCTTCGTACTTCACTGCATACCCTGTTAAATCAACATTTTGCCCCTTTTCTCTTACATATACAGTAATCTTCAATCCATTTTTATCATTTTGTCTAGAACGAATTGTTTTGGTAAACACAGGATCTGCTAAATCTATAATAATTTCCTCATTTCGCATGACTACACCTCTCTCTAACTATTCCTTTTCACGCGTCTAGGCGGTCTTCTTTGACGTTTTACTTTGTTCCTGTGTTTTATATTTCCTTTAGGTTTTATTGGCTCTAATTCTTCGATTCTAGCATCTGTTTTGGCTACATACTCCTGAAATGCTTTAACAGTCTGAGCAATCATTCCATATAAGCCAACACCATTTTCTTTTGATTCATCCGGAAGTACAACTCCATAGTGCGTTGTAATATCGTTTGTTGTAAGGAGTGGATCTCCTTCTTTACGGTTCATACGCATATCATATAATTGAGCCATTTCTGTTTTAAGGTTATATTGTTTAATCTCCCACCCCATTACCTTTTCTAACGCGTCAAATTTAATATCACGTATATTGGTTTTATATTTCTTTTTAGAAGACACTTTAAAATCTGCTGCTAAAACACCGTTAAAATAAGTTCCTCCACCACTTTTTACTTGCACATAGGTACTTTCATAATTTCTATTATTCCGTAATAAGATGTTCTGAAATACGATGTCACTATCTCCACCAGGTGTCAACTTCAAATCCACAATTCGATCTCCATTTTGGCGAAAGTTAAACCCTTCTTTTGCAGTAAAATAAGCGCCACCTGCTTTACTTTCCAGAAAAAGATTATTTTGACACTTCAAAGAAGCATAGGATTCTTTTGACTCGAGTTCTAAGCTTTGATCCGAACTTAGTTCCGTATGGCCATTTTTATTAAACGCAAGAGATGCTGAAAAATAGACCCTTGTCGGATCACCATTTTGATACCCGTTCGATATTCCGATTCCCCCTGACTTCGGAGAACCATCTAGCTGATAAACTAACACTGCACCTTGCGTGGCTGTTATATCATTGTTGCCACCTAATACAATAGTGGGTTGCATGACATTATTATTATTTATATAATAGCCCATGAAAATCCGGGTGATATACGATTCCATTAATCTAATAAATTGCTTGGAAATAGAAACATAATTGGAATCATTGGCAGTTCTAAGAGTGGTTCCTGTTATTTCTCCACCTCGAATCAGATTCCCATTCAATACTCCAGTTGTAATAAAATCCGCAACAATTCTTCCATCACTTGTCATGGCAATCTCATACGGACCATTTACCCCATTTGATGAATAACCTAACCCGTTTATGTTCCATTGCCACACTTTTGAAGCTGTCATTTCATTTTTTGTATCCATGATTAGAATGCGGTCTGGATATACACGAACATTTCCACCAAACCCTGAATTGATTAGTTTTGTTGCATTTTCTTTCGCTGCATCAAGTAAAGATCCTGGCATATTGGATAAATCTTGTTGAATTTGATCTACTTTACCTGTAACGTCTGTAAAAGATTCTTTAAAGTTACCAATGGTTACATTGATATATTCCTTTTTAATTGGATCATATTTATACGCAATGACTTTTGCTTGAATATCAATACCATCTTCCTCATGTTTAACTGTAACAATATCCCCCATCCAGACACGCTGCAGAATTTTATATTCCTTATACTCCTCTGTTTGAGACAACTCTTGAAATTCAACCTTATAAGTCGCTTTTGGTTGATCTACCATCTGAATATCAAACATATCTTTAGCGGCTTGACGTAACCTTTTATATGCTTCTTCTAGAGGTACTGCGTCTTCATCATTCGCATTTTTACCGATAGCTGCTTTTATATGATTAAATTCAATAACTCGTATTCTCGGATACGGATACTTATTAATTAGTGGGCTATCTACATATTTTTCTGGTAATAACAATCCGTCAAACCCTTGTGGCATAATTCTGGTAGTAGGGCTTTTCCAGTCCACACTTCCCTCATACCCTAACAAATCTTTTTTATGCCTGATAACTACTCCACGGTTAGATCCTCGGCTTTTCAACATCTTTACATCAAAGTTATCCCTTTTTAATTCACCACCCCATCGATTTACGAATGAATTATCTTGGCTCGTATCCAACATTGCTTCAACGGGATTCTTTCGAACAATACGTGCGGTGGAGATATTTGTTACATCTGAATAAAAAGTAAAAGGATGCTTATATTGACAGCCTGATGACAACCTAGCCATAGCCGCACTACCATTTGTAGGCTGAATAAATATATCTTCAATCAAGTTTTCTGTTAAATCATAAAAAATATGGTAACAAACCGCTTTGATTTCTCCCATACCCACTTTAGGAGTCACCACGCGAAATAACTGATCCCCATCAGGAGTAGGAACTTTTATAATGCTCATCCCGTCAATTTTTGTTCCATATGGAGCAAATAAAGGATAATTAAAATTAAAAACAAATAAACCGTTGAGTTCTTCCTCAACAGTTGCACTATAAATATGTTTATCTAAAACACCAATTCCGTTATGCGTAAAATCTGTTTCATTTGGTTTATATAAAGTAATCATTATTTATATCTCCATCTTGGTTGAATTGAAATAAATTGGATAGCCCCTGACCACTCTATTTTATTTAATCCTATTTGAAATTCTGGAAAATCACCAATCATTTTATCATTCATTGATACTGTACCACTATATGCCTCTAATAATTCTGAATCTATTACAACAGAACCCTTTACATCTTTAATCTGAAAAGAAACATCATTAATGAAAATTCGAAATGTACCGTTCCCTGCAACAAACAACATTGGAGCCGATTCCATTGTACCCGGATTATGAATAGATCCAGGAGTACTCAACATTATGTTTGCATCTTCTGTATATTCAAAGGGATCTAACTTAAAATCCACCTCAAATTCACCGTGTTCTTCAATTTCATTTACAATATCACCTACCACAACATGTTTAATTTTTCGATACACATCATCATCTGTAAAATATAATTTCTTTCCATTCATCAACCAAGCCTTCATGCGCCTTATTAATGGTTTAATATTCTCTTCTTCAAGCATATTGAACTTTATTTTTAAAGGGACGTCTTTAAACGCCCCTTTTTTTGTAAGTGAACCATGTCTACCCGGCACTTCAATATATTCTACTTCCTGTTCTGCTGTAGGAATAACAGGGCGTTCTACCATACATATTCCATAGTCACTTGCTAACTGATTATCGATACCTATGTCTAGCAATTTAAGTCCTCCCTATTCCTATTTTTACATTACGGCCACGCTCAGCAAACCAATCATTTGCTTTTTCAAACATGCGATCAACATCACGTTCATTATTAATTGTGTTATAAAAGTTAATTTCTACAGGACCACTATCATTTTGTTGAACAATCGGTTGAACTGCTCCTGTCGCTAATGCCGACAAATTAGAAGCGATGTTATCTTGTTTGTTTATCCCATATAAATTCAACTTTTTAAAAGTATCATCAACCATGTTTGAAATATTGTTGAAAGCGGATTGCAACGCATTATCTTTGTTTGTATTATCGTTTGGAGCATTATAAAAATCTTTTAGAATTTGTTCCCTGAAACCAGCTATTTTTTTACCGATCTCTAGCCACTTATTGGATTCCTTAAATTCTTTTAGTATATCTTGGGATGGGTTCCCACCCTCTAATATACTACGAATATAACGGGCAATAGGACTATCGTCTTCTACTCCATCAATGGTGAAACTTTCTAATTCTTTACCTACTGCTTTTAATGCATCCCTCATGTCCATTGGCAAATGAGTAATCCAATCATTAAGATAATCTCCATCGTATAATATTGCTTCAAAATAACTCCTAAGAGGATTGTTATTCATCATTCCGTTTATAGAGGAACTATTGAATGTACCTAACGTATTTTCTAATACGGAATAGACCGAAGTTGCTAAGTTTTTAGCCGCTGCAAGAACCGTCGATACAGATTGCTCCATACCAACAGCAAGCCCAGCACCAACTTGTTTACCAACCTGATCCCTCATTTTTCGAGATGGACTATGGATGTCGAAGAAGGAAGTAAAACCGTCAAGAATATCGTTACCTATAGATTTCACCTTATTTAACACTTTGCCAGCCATACTGCCTAGACCGTCTATCAATCCACTTATAATATCTTTACCTATCTTGAATAAATCAATCTTCTTTAATGTATCAACAATTTTCGGTACAATATCTGTCACGATTGTAGAACCTAATTTTCCAACCATGCTGACAATACCTTTTATTAATGCCCAGATCAGTTGGACACCAGCTTCCAGTATCTTCGGTAAATTCTTAATGAGCTCCCCTGCTAAAGTAATGATAAGCTTTAATGCTGCCGCAATTAAATCTGGTATAACTTTTACAATACCAGCAATTAACATAAGCAAAATCTTTACGCCTGCTTCCAGTATCTTCGGCAAGTTCGCAATTAATGTAGATGCTATTTTGACAATTAAATCTAATGCTGCATTAATAAGTTGTGGTAACACTTGTACGATTCCATCAATAATGGCCATTAAAATCTTTACACCGGATTCAATTATTTTAGGTAAGTTTGTTAATAAAGTATCCGCTACTTTAGTTATAAGAGTTATCGCTAAATCAATAAGTTGCGGTAGCATTTTAATGATTCCGTCTATTAAGCTAGTTAAAACCTTAACACCAGCTTCAATTATCATAGGTAAATTCGCTGTAATGGCTTCAATTAAAGTTGTAATGACTGTAATAATCGCTAAAGCAATCATAGGTAAAGCTTGTGTGATTCCTGTAATTAATGAAACTAATAAATTTATTCCCATTTCAATTAGCTGGGGTAAAAATAACATAATCCCACTAATAATAGTTTGAATAATTGTTACAGCTATTTGAATTAACTGTGGAAGCATCTGCATAATTCCATTTATTAAAGTTAGGATCAATTGAAGTCCTGTTTCTATGAGTGTAGGTAAGACTTGTACAATTCCAGAAATTAAAGTTTGAATGATTTGTATTCCCGTTTGAACAATCATAGGGAGATAGGTAGCAATCATCTGCGAAATTGTATTTATTATGCTAACAATGGCTTCAAGCACAATTGGAGCCGCTACAACCAAACCATTCACAAGGCTTGAAATCATTTGTGATCCGGCTTCAAGAAATTGTGGTAATGCTGTTGTTACGAAATTGGCTATATTAGTAAAGATATTCGTAATAGTTTCAAAGATAATTCCTGAGTTTGCATTCAAATACTCTGCAATCGCTGGTAAATAACGAGATACAGAAATAAGAACACCAGGAATCCCTCCTACAATTGCACCCGCTATCGTAGGGCCAATCATCTTAAAGATTTCACCTAACTGGCTAAAATCTCCCGAAAAAACAGCTTTTATAGCATCAAAAAGATGAAGACACGCTTCACGTATTTTAACAACAGCTAAACCTATTTTCTCCGCTGCTGCTTGAAAACTCTCAGGCAAATAACCTACCCATTGGTTCATATGATCGCCTTCAACCGCTGTGGTAAATAGATATTTACCTAGCGAAGCTAATACTTCACCAAAAATCCGAACGCTTTCAATTACATTCGTAATGCTATTTCTAAACCCTTCATTGTTTTCCCAAAGGTGTTTTATCCCAACAACTAATCCAACAATTGCGGCGGTTACCCCTATAATAATTGCTGTATAACCAAAAAATGTCGCGGCAACCGCCCCTATACTTAATCCAGCATAGGTTGCATAACTCGCTAACGTAATAAATACAGGACCTAAAGCCATACCAGCCCCAATAAGGATTCCAATTGCGGTTACAATTGTTGTTATAGCTGCTGCTAATGCTGGATGTTCTGAAACAAAGCTCGCAAAAGCACTAATTACATCAGCAATGACTCCCAAAACAGGTTCAAGTGCCATTTTCAAGTCGTTCATAGCTTTTTGAAACTTTACTGCTGGGCTGGCATCCATTTTCTTAATCATTTCATTTAGTTGTTCTTGATCTTTGTTTAAATCTATAACTTTACCTTGAGCGCCAATAAGTGTATTGGTGATATTCTGCCCCTGATCTTCATACATCGTTCCGAAAAGCTTAACACCAATCTCGTTTCGCTTTGTTTCATCTTCAATGCTAACTAGCGCTTTCGCAATCTCTGTCATTGCTGCCGAACCTTCTTTACCGCCTTTAGCGACAGATTTTCCCCACTTTTCTAACTGATCAGCCGAAATTTTAGTGCCTTCAAGAGCTTCTTTCATAGACTTGTCGACACCTTGACCAAATTCAGCCGCTTTAATACGGCCTTCTTTTAGTCCATCTAAGAGATTATCAATATTCCAGGTACCTGTATCAACACCAGCTTCCATAATCGCTTGTACTTCTTCAGCATTGTAACCTGCTCGTGTTAGCTGCCCACCATATTCAGCGATAATGTCCAATTGCTCAGGAGGGAAACCGATTTTTAACAGACGATTTGTTAGACCTAAAGCCGTATCACTAGTTATTCCTAATTCATTACCGATTTCATTTGCTTCTTGAATTAGCTCAGTAAAATCTATACCTGCATAGGCACTTGCAATGGCTCCAGCTCCTTTTACAATGGAAGCATTAGCTTTATCACTGACAGTTTGATTTAATGCCCATTGTCTACGTGTACCCTCAAGTGCTTCTTCCACATCAACACCATAAGCTTCTAAACCGCGAACCGCTTCTTCTACTGATTTTTTAGAAGATGCTGGAACTTCAAAAGAGACGTCAATTTTTGTTTTTAACTTAGAGGTATCAAGCGCTTGCTCAATGGCTCCTGAAATACCACCGCCAGCCATTAATCCACCTAGAATATTTTCTAAGCCGATATCTAATTCTTTGAAACTGTGCGACGCTCTCTCTGCTTCTCGTGAAAGGTCTCTCAAATCATTTCGAACTTGTTGTAATGAGTTCCCATCATCTATTGAACGAAGAGATCGCTGTAATTTCTCAATATCTGCTTCTGAACCTAATGCTTCACGTCCGATGATTTGAATCGCTTGTTCTAACTGCCTAGCTGTCGCTGTACCGTTTCGTATTGCATTTGTAAGGTTATTTCCTAATGCATTTGCAAAATGATCTACACTCGTTTCAGTCGCATCAAAGAATGTCTTTAATTGTTTCGTTGCATTTTCTTGTTCCTGCAAACTTCTATTTGTCGAACTTAATTGATTCTGCAACTGCTGTTCTGCTGTCCGAGCTTGTATAAGCTGCGTTTCATATCTTTGGATTTCACTAGCATTTTCACCATACTGCTGTTTGGCTTGATCTAACTGTTTCTGATAGTTTTGTACTTTACTAGCTGCAACAGTATGTTGCTCTCCAAGATTATCTATTTTTAAACGTAACTTCTCTATTTCTGAAGCATTCTCACCAAGCGTCGCTTTTTGTAACTCGTATTGAGCATTCAACTTAGAAAGAGAAGATTGCAACTGCTCTTCCTGTCCTTTTAGCTCTTTCAGTTTTTGAGCTGCCTTAGCTGTTTCACTTGTTCTTTCCTGTTCAGCATCTCTCGCCTGCTTTAAACTTTCAGAAGTTTGTTTAATACTATTCGCTAACTGTTGTTCCGTTATTTGTTGGCTTCGTAACTTTGATTCCAACTTTGCTACAACAGTAGAGTTTTCTCCGTACAATTCTTTAGCACGTTGTAAATGTTCCGCCGTTGCTTGCGTCGCCCTTTGTGCAACTGCATACTGTTGGGAAAGGTTTTGAAGTTTTGCTTGTAGTTTTTCTGAATCAGTAGCATTTAACTTCATCTGCTCTTCTTGCAATTTCATTTCTTGACGAAGTTTTTTCGTTTCCTGATTCATGCCCTTCATAGCATCATTAAAATCTTTATTTTGCGCTTTAAATATAACTTCAACTTCCGAATTATTTCTTGCCATTTTCTCACCTACCTTTACTTGGGATTGTTACGCCATGCTTCAAACGCTGTAATCCCCGCGTAGATACGCTCAACAGACGAAATTGGCTCATGCCAAAAAGTCTCTGGATCTATTCCAGAGACTAGACAATATAAGACGTATTTATCTTCCACACATTCGATTTTAATGTCTGGATTTTTTACTTTTTTTCGCCATTACCGCCGCTATTTGTGCTTTTTTTGAGTGCTGCGGCAAATTGATTTGGATCTTGACTAATTACATCAACAACCAGTTTCGTATATAGTTCCATAGATTCCGCTAATGAATCATGATACTTCTGTAAGAAATCATCAAATGTTAACTTCTCTTTAGGATTTGCTCCTTTAAACGACATATAAATCACTTTATGAATACTTGTTTGATCGATTTGTTCTAAAGCTGATAAGTCTTTATTACCCTCATTTCTTAGTCCATCTAAAGCTTGGAATTTCACGATATCAGCAATAATTGAACTAGTAATAAGCCCTTCTTCTTGGCCTTTTTTCAAAGCGTAATTGGTTAAAAATGCCGGATAGTTCTGTTTATTAATAAAACGTTTTTCATACTCACCTTCTACTTCTACAAATTCGACTTCTTTTAATGTTATTTTTTGTACTTTCATCTGCTATTTCCTCACTTTCATTTTCTTCTCATTTAAATCCAAAAGAAAAAGCCCTGTATGAAACTAGGGCTTTAAGCTGAAGTTGTTCCTTTTACAAGGGCTGAATTAAATTGTGTATGCCATTTTTGTGCAACTGTCGCATCTGCTAATTCATCTACAAACGCTTCATAATAGAAATTCTTTAATTCATCTGGTAAGGCTGTGAATTCTAATTCCATCATTGCTAATTCCTCTTCACCATTCGCAATAGCAAATTTAAAACCAGTGGAGTTTGAGCAATTTGGAAACGCAATAAGTTTTACTACATCTTCAAACTCATCTACTACATCAGCCGTAAATACAAAATCATATCCCTTTGAAGCACTCCCAAACGCCCATACACCCGGCTTTAATCCAGTTGTATTAAAACCAAAATAATCTCTTGCTACTTTAACAGGAATATGCGCTGAAACAGTTACTTTAAGTTCCGTGGTTTTCGATTTCTTTTTCAACGTCACGCCACCGCATGTTTTTTTCATTTCCTTGTTTTCTGGTTCCCCTTCAATTGATCCTACACATCCAAATTTCGTTCCTGGATCTTGCGTACCTTTCTTCTTAAATTGAATACTTGCATTCGCAATTAATACGGAATCAAATTCTTCAATCACTTTAGGCATTTTATAATTCCTCCTCTAATAATTTATCTATACCTACATGTAGTTCTTCTAAAATTCTTGGTCTGGCATTTTGTATCCCACGCTCCGCAAATCTTTGCTCTAAAGGATTGTGAGACCCTCTACCTTCGTTTGGGAAAACTAGATATCCAAACGAACCTTTTTTATTGGCTGCTCCACCACGGGCCAATATCCTAAAACCTAAATTCATCTTTTCACTTTTTGACCAGTTGCTATCTTTGGCATGTGTCTTATTTCGGACACTCCATTTAGAACGAGATACCGGAATCAGCTTTGTAATCTCTTCTATTGCAATTCGTATACCGTCCGTGTGGAGGATGGTATTGATTGTAGGTTCCATCTTATTTGGTAATAACCGCATTTTTTCTTCAAGCTTTTCAATCGCTTCATAATCAAGCTCAAATGCACTCAATTGGAATCACCCTCTTAAATGTAAAAACAACACGATCAATAAAACGATCTGTATCTTTCACTTGAAGACGGTCGCTTTTAGAAACTACAAAGGATACCATTTTCACCTTGCCAACCCACGAAATAATGTCAATGACTTGCTCATCTAAATTCGATTGATTTTCCGATAAATAACTAACGTATATACTTTGAGAAATTGTACGCTCATTTGAAGATGGCCGAAACTCACCATATTCCAAAATAAAACAGTTGTATCCCTCTTCTGTTAACTGTGATTCCTCATCTTCTGCTAGTTCATCCTCAACAACTAAAAGCTTAAATCCGTCTTCAAGAGCTTTTTTAACACCACTTCTCTGCTCCTTCATAAGCTTTTTAGATTTTTCATTCACGAGATTTCACCGCCTGCTGCAAATAAAAGAAAAGATATTGCTTGTTAGAATCATGATCCGCTTTAATCACGTCATATTCGATTCCATCCATTAATACCTTAAGTTTATTTTTATTTATTTTTCTAAATGAAGGTGGATATAGTGTTTTAACTTTTAAATCTAATCCCGTTGTTAAAACTCCCACCATTTTGTAATCACTGTCTCTTAAAGACATCACTTTATAGGCAAGTTTTCCTTCTTCATGAAACTTCTCACCTATTCTTTTCCCCTCTTCTGAACGCTCTGTTTTTTTATATCCGTATTGTAGAAATCCGTCATTTAAGGGTTCTCTATACGCTTTTAGAACCATTAATTACACCAACTTTTCCTAAAGCCACATCTAAAATAAGCCTGGATAATTCATTTTTATAATTTTTTTCAAACTCATCACCTGCATTGTTATAAACATACCGACACCGTTCTAACAGCAAATCTTTCGGGGTTAGCTCCTTTGAAAAATCAAAAGACGCATTTGTTAAACCAAACAAATACGCCTCTCCTTTTTCCAAAAGTTTTATTAAACTAGCATCCTCTTCATTCCATGTGATTTTAAGAACGTCTTTTAATTCTTGCAAAAGATTATCCATTTGCATCACCTTCTAATAAAGTGATTAATTCGGCCTTCGTTGCATTAGCCTTATATTCAATACCGCTTTGATCTAGTAGTGATTGAATCTCTACCTTCGTTAATGCTGCATAATTCCTCTCTTCAACAGGAGAGGAGGAATTAGGGTGTTGGAGTTCCTTCTTTCGGTTCTAGTGCTGTAATATCAAATACAGTGAACGAATCATGATCTAATGGACGACCGTTTGCAAGCTGACGAATCAGGTATAAACGTTGATCTTGGATTAAACGAACTGTATCATCTGATACTAATTCTTGTTTTGAAGCAACCCCCATAAAGTAATCTTTTGTTTTTCCAGAAATCATTGTGTTTAATGGAACTGCCGGTGATTGAACAATCGTTAAACCTGGTACACCGAAGTTATCATACGTCCAAGTTCCATCGTCTTTACGCTTCGCGCCAATAGGGAAGAATTTCGTTGCATAATCTAATGGATTCAGAATCAAAGTAACCCCTGTATAACGTTTCGTTCCACCTTTTGTTGTAGGTGCTAAAATTTCTTTTCCAATTGTTGCGGGTGTGAAATCCTTTAGAACTATTTTCTTTTTATCTGGATAAATACCATCTGTTACAGCACCTTTTAAATCCTTAATCATGCCTATTGGCTGTTTTTTTCCTGTCCCCATAACAATGACTCTTTCTAATTCTTCAGCTACAACTTCTTTCATAAATGTACGGACGTACTTATCTAACCACTCAGGACCTAACTCAAACATTGCTTTACATACAACTAAAAATCCGCTAAGTTTGTACATTCCTTGATCAATTGTTGTAAAACCTTCATCAATCATTTCTTTAATTTCATCACATACATCACCCCAATAAGCTGAAGCTGCACCTTCTTTTCTTACAATCCATTGAGTAGTTGCTCCTACTGTTTGGAAGTTAACAAGGGATAATAATGGATGTTCCTTTTCTAACTCTTCAAACACACGCTCAAAAATAGTTGGTGGCATTAGTTTATGCGTTTCATTGAATGAATTCGCCTCGATTGCTGCATTGTAGAATTTCTTTTCGTCATTTGTTAAAATACGTACACCACGTGAAGCCAATACTTGTGCATCCCAATTTTCATTTTTTGCTTGTTGTGCTTCACTAATTACATCGTTCATCATATCTTGAAAATGCTGCATGTTATTTTCCATATTTGCAACAATACGTGCTGCTACTACCTGTGCATCTCCTGTTTCAAATGCTTCTTGCACATTAATAATCTGTTGATCTTTATTTTCGATTACTGGACGATCTAAATTTCTAATAGTCATCTTATTCCCTCCTGTTTGTAAGACAATAAAAAAAGCACTGCTTTATGCGCGCTTAAATTTATTAAGTATATTTTGATTTGCACTCGCTACTGCTGGTTCATGCTGTTTATTTTTATTTCGAAATTTTTGTAGAACATTATTTTTAAATTCCTCTGGATCTATCACTTCATTATTTTCCACATGTTCATTTACCTTGTGAGCCAATCCAAATTCTACTGCCTCATTTGCGGTAAACCATGTTTCGTTCGCAATCATCGTCTCAATTTCTGAACGTTCTCCTTGATAACGAGTCATATAAATATCCGCAAGCGACTTATCAATTCCTTCAAGAGCATTCAACGTTTTACGAATATCTAATTTTGTCCCCCAAGTCCATGTAGAAGCTTCATGAATCATTAACATAGAACCTGTATTCATAATTAATTCATCTGCTGCCATCGCAATAATAGATGCGGCGCTTGCTGCCAGTCCATCTACATTAATGATGATTTTTGCCGGATGGTTTTTAAGTTGGTTATAAATCGCAATTCCATCAAATACATCCCCACCAGGACTATTCAGATTGATATTAATAACATTTGCCGAAGTAGCTTTCAATGTTCTCTCAATATCAACTGCTGATGTAGAATCACTCCACCATGATTCACCAATATCACCATAAATCGTTATGTCCAGCGAATCAGCTTTTGCTTCTGCCTTAAAGGCATGTTGGACATTAGCTAGATGGTTATATTTTTCATTCTTGTAACGTTTCATTCTTTTCACCTCCTTCCAGTGAATCCGCTTCTTGATAGTTTTTTGTTACATGTCTTCTGTTTGCCCATTCTTCGTCAATAGGCTCTTTTCCAAGCATCATTATGACGTCATTAATTGTTAGACCACCAATCGCAAATAATTTATCCATTGCGGTTGATAATTTCGTAATATCAACAATCTTAATTTTTGTTGTATCAATTTTTAAATAAGTTCTTTTTAAATACTCTTCTTTTTTGTACATCTTTCGATTAAATTCATCTTGTATCAATTCAGCAATCGGATTAATGCAAAATGCTAAAAATGAATCCATTTGCTTTTCAATATCAGCCACATCACCTTTTAAAATACCGATAGGCACATGAAAAGCCGTTGCTACATAACCAAATATGTCACTGACTAAATCGCTAATATCACGGCTTGTGCTATTGTTTGCGACGCCGTTTTTACTATCACTCATATCTTCAATTTCATATCCATTCTGCAATTGAAAAGCAGAACCTACTTTATCAGCGTTAAACCAATTTTTTAACTGACCTTCAAACATTTCATCAATCGCGGCTTGCGTTTCTGGATCTTGCGCTCTTAGAAAATCGCCTTTAATTAACAAGCGCTTATTATTTTTTCTTTTATAATAGTCAATGGACGATGCAAGCAATTTTCCAAAACTGTTATACATTCCATCTATGACTTGCATAATATTGCGGTCATTCAATTTAAAATGAAACACTTCAGATTCATTAAACGGTTTATCAAAGGTGAAATCACCAATTGTTATACTGTTGTAGATGTTTTCTTTTAACGCAAACTTAGTAATATCAAAGGAATCTGCAATATATAATTGCTTATTTTGCATAATTACTACACATTCATTTTCCATAATTAAATGATTAACTAAGCTATGCATAAATTCTGATGCATTTTGATTTTGATTCGGTTGTACATTAAGTAAATAATGATTTTCACCACGTTTTTCTTTCCCTTTTTCAAACGTTTGAAATTCACTCCTAGTTAGAGCGTTGGCTATTAAATCAATACAACTTTCTACAGCTAATTTTTTATAATAATAATCAACACTTAATTCATAAACACACTCCTTTAAAGTAATCGTATTATTACTTCCAAGAAAGCCACTTATCCATTCTCTTAATCCCATATTCTCACCACCTCTTTTACACATTAAATGATCTAAATATCTTTCTAACATTCTCTTTTGTTAAAGCGTTAGATTCTTTCAATTCACTATCTAAATTAAGAGCATGTAAAAAAGCGTGAAAACCATCTGTTTTCCGCTTCTCTGGATCAATCTTTGCATATTCGATATTCCCATTGTTTTTATTATCCTTGAAAGTGTTCCATACATACCAACGCATTAATAAGTCATCACCAAATACTAACTTTCCATTAATAAATAAATCATCAACAAGTGGTGATAATTTTGAATGCGTAATATGTCCCCTTCTTACAATTTCAACTTCAAAACCCGCTTCTTCAAGTACTGGTCCTAATACACTTGCACGGTGCGAGTCCATACAAATCTTTTTGATTCTATATTTCTTAGCCATTTCTAAGAACCAATTTTTAACCCGGTGTGGATCAATAGATTTTTCAGTTCGAATAATGGTACATAATTCTTTTGCTTCTGCTTCTCGGATAACATCCATATTTATATCTTGAATATCTAGTGCAACTTGATTAATAAAGGAATGATGTAACCAATATCGTTTATTATCTTTTTTAAATAATAAACCCATTCCACAAAAATCTCGTACTTGTGCGAAATCCACAGCACCAATACATTCAAGTCCAGATAAATCTGGTATTGATTGATTTGTTCGCTCTAATTCATCCCAGGTACAAACAGTTTCTAAGATATTTGAAATCGGGATATTCATACGCTTTGTCATAAATTCGACTCGCAATTTCGAATTACGTTGCATTTTTTGGTATTCCCGTTTCATTTTTATTTTTAACTCATCATTGTATGGTAAAGAAGGATTCGCTTTCTCCCAATTTGCTGGATCATCGACCTCATCTTCACTATCTAACTTACAAATGAATGGTAAAAAATGAATATCTTCAATCTCGCCAGATAAAATTAATTTTGCTGTTTCTTTTAAATCATCAAGTGGCCCACCTCTTACGTGTCCATCTGTTGTGGTGTAAATGATTCGGGAACCTCTTACTTTACCTTGACCACTTGTATAAACATTGATATTATCGTAATTTTCGTATTCATGTGCCTCATCAAAAATTACACATCCAGTACGTTTACCGTCTTTTGTACGAGAGTTGGAAGTGTTATAATTCATCACTGAATTTGTTTTTTTATGTTGAATTTCTTCTAATGTCCATTTAAAGATTTTTTTAAACTTCTCTTTAAAAGATGGCGTATTTATAACATTATATACATCAGTAAATGTTCTCTTCGCTTGATCTTCACTGGTTGCAACTACATCAATATCGTAATTATTAATACCATGATGTCCGGTCATCATATAAAAAGAATCATATGCCATATAACCTGTTTTACCGCCACCACGACCCATTAATATTAAAACTTCATCAAATACAATACGATCATCTTTTTTGAAGCGTACGCCATACATCAATGCATTTAAAAACTTTTGCCATAGGAATAATTCAAACGGAAAATATTTAGCAGGAACATTAATAGAATCTTCTGCTGCTTTAGCATTGAAGTAGATGTCGTCTCGACTTAATATTTTCCGAACATATTTCATTAATAATTTTTGTTCTTTACACGATTTGATTTGACCACTTTCTACCATACTCATATATTCATCGATATATGGATGGTATGTTGCCGATTGCTTAGACATCATCGTCATCATTACTTCCATCGTATACAGGTTCTTTTAAACCAAGCACTTTTAATAAGTCCGTCATACGCTTATTGGTTTCACGAAATTCTTTCGTAGCTGGATTAGCTTTCATTCCCTTTTGGCTTTCACTATTCTGCCATTCAATCATCGGTCCATTCTTTTTAATTTCTCTCGCTAATTTGTTTTTCGTATCGAACAATGTTATGTAATCGTCGACAAGGTCAACATAGTGCATACCATTCAAATTAGCATTTTCCAATTGTTGTAATAAATCTTGTTTGATTTGTGCTTTCTTTGATAGTTTTTGCACATGTACCCCCCCTCTTAATTTGATATCTCAAAAAATATTTTTTCCCATCTCCTCCCCCCGTTGAATGGTCCTCCTACTAAAAGCCAAACTTTTTGACCGGGGGGTGTTTAAGAAACTAATTCAAAGTAAGTTTCAATAAAATCCAAAATAAAAAAGACTTCTTCATTAGAAATCTTTAGAATGTCTGTCGTAAATATTAAATTCTCTTCTTCTTCTTCCAATCTTTCTCTAACATCATTAAGTTTAAGTCTTTTGCACTTTCTTGGGTTCACACAGTCTCTTATTTGGCAGTAGCGCCAGTAAGAATACTTTCGGAACTGATTAAGCATATCGCGTTCATATGACGTACGCTCGTCCTTCTCAGCGTATTGGATCATTAAGTCTGTATCAAATGTCCAACTACTATCCACAATAATCATAGCTACCACCGTTCCTCATTCATAAACTTAGGTACCTTCTTCTCAACCTTATCTAATCGATCATGTACTTCATTATGACATCGAATACATAAGCATTGCAGGTTATCTAAGTCCATCGCTAAGTGCGGATGCGTCTTCACTTCTTTAAGGTGATGCACATTCTCAGCAGCTTTATATTTACCTTTTGACTTACACATCTGACATTCATAATTATCACGCTGTAAAGCTTTTATCCTCAGTGCTCTCCATTCCTTAGACTTATAGAACTTCATAAGCTTACCTTCTCTTATGAGCTTAATATAATCCATCGTTAACACACCGTCCTTGCTCTAATACATTTAGGCTTACGATCTATAACCTGTGACTTCATCACTTTATGTTTAACATAACCGTATACTTGTTTAGGTGTTGTTGGTTCATAGTCATAATCTAGGCATCGCGTAAAAGCTCTAGCCATTTCCATTATTGATTCCCAATTATCTTGAATCCAATTGCTGATTACTTTACACGCTTCATATAACTTATAGAACTCTTTTAATCGAGACTCAACGTCATCTCTCATTCCCTCACCCCTTATCTGTCTCTAACAGATCATCCAACAACTTATTGATTACACTTGCTATAGCTTCTTCTTTCTCTTCAAGTGACGCGTTCTCTTGTAATTCATCTAACACTTTGATTACATCTGGCAACCGCTCTAATCCAACATATTGTTTTATCTTCTTTCTACTACGAAGAGCACGAAGGATTATACCAATGGTCATTGCCTTCTCCATCTTATTCAATGGCATCTTCTTCACTCCTTATCGTTCTTCATCGCCTTAAGCTGTTCCATTTCTTTTCGTACAGATCTATCGATGTCCAGTTTTCCCCTCACTTCTTGAACACTGCAGAATATAATCCCTAATACAGAACCTACACAGCATCCTAAAATGAAATCTATCCAGTTCATTACATCACCTCTTCATTCAAAATAAAAAGCACCCGAATGGGCGCTTTTCTCTTAATTATTAATTTATATTTCGATTACGGTACGTGAAGTTTTATTCTTTTCCCAATCACCTAATGTTGTTACACTCATCTGAGCCAACATTATTAAGTAACTGGAAGAAGAGCAAAAGCTCTCCTTAATAACGGTATCACTCAATCAGTATCATCTGCTGGTTTCAGATTTTATGTGCCGTCATTATGAAACCGTTTAGACAACATATAGATTATAAAGGAACATTGTGAGTTGTGTTTTCCGCCACTTCTCACAATACAAATATATCATGTTAAAAACCAAAACGTGTCCGTAAATCGTTCGCAAATAGTCCGCAGATAGTTCACGAATAGTTCGCGTTTTTTATTTATGTGTTTTTTCACATCGTTTTTCAGCCCCTTTTCGCATAGTTTTGAATAAATATGCCCTTTAATCCTAGAAAATGAATTAGCTATAACCTGGATTGTGTTAAATTCACCTATTCCGTTTAACCTTAGATATACCAATCTCTTTCGTATTTTATAAAAATGAATTTGACACTTTCAGTTTAAAGCTAATTCAATATATGTTAAAAAAATAAAGGAGCTAGATTCTAAACTTCCTTTGATAATCATTTAATGTATCTTGCTCCATCCCAATGTATCTCAATGTTTCTTTCTGATCTGTATGATTTAACATCTTTTGCAAGGCAACTACATCTTTAAATTGTTTGTAATGGTGATAGCCATATGTCTTTCTGAGTGAATGAGTACCAATACGTTCCAATCCAAACTCTTCTGCAGCTTGATTCAATATGACATACGCCATTGCACGAGTAATCGGTTTATTTTTTCCGTTCCTACTCTTAATCAAGTATTCATTCTTTTGCTTTCCTTCAGTATAATTTCTAATAGCTCTCTTCAGCTCTGAAGGCATCTTCACATCCTTGATTTTCTTTGTTTTCTTTTCCCGTATTACAATATTCCATCCTTCTACATCACGAACACGTAAACGTAATATATCTGATATTCTGAACCCTGTATTAATACCAAGAAGAAACAGAATGTAGTTCCTCTCATTCTGCTCCTTATAAAACTCTTTTATTTCTTGTATTATTTCTTTATCTCGAATCGGCTGTACAATGTTCATACTACTTCTACCTCTTCATTTTGCGCCCTTTGTTTAAACACTTCTTTTCGCAAACTGAAAGCTAAACGTAATAAAGCTTTTCCTTTCACTTTATAATACGTTGTTCTGCCTAACTTCACTTCATCCATTATGTCTGGATCGTATCCTTTCTCTTCCTCCATATAATACATATGAATGATTTGTCTTTCTCTTTTGGGTAGCCTGTTAACAGCTCTATGAACCCAATTCATAAATTTATCTCTGGCCATTTCATATTGTACTCTTTCAATTGCTATGTTTTCTGTAGAACTGTTGAATTCATTCGTTACAGATGGAGGAACAATTGAATACGATGCGGTTACTTTAGGTAAAATGTCACTTGGCATTTGAGATAAATACATACGATACTCCTCAAATACTTTTTCAACTTCATTTTTTGTCTCTTCTTCATCTAAAACAGGCATTTTAAATGTTAATTGTTTATTCATATTAAATTCCTCCATTGTTATTATTTTTGTCTTAATGCTCCACGTCTACGCTCGTAACAAGGTCTATGCATCCCCATTAAATCTTCAATGTCACGAGTACTTAATTTTTCTTTTCGTTTTTTCTTATTTTTCTGCTTTACTTGTTTTGATTGCTTTTTCCATTCACGTAGTTGATCCTTTAACACCTTCATTTCCCCATCTCCCTTTTCAAAATAAAAAGGACACCTATTCCTAAAACAGCTTGAATTGCCGTTTTAATGAATTGGTGTCCTCTAGTTTTCTAGCCGGACTATATTCATTTGTAATCTCGAATTTTGTCTAAAGTTTGTGTTTTTTATTCATTTAGCTGCTATATCTGTCCTGTTATAATAGATGTAACATTGCCATTTGAAAAAAGTGACTTGTCCCCAATACAAGTTGCTTTTTTCTTTTTTATTTTAAAAGGATTGGCTTATTTTTCAAAAAACAAATCAATCTCTCCAACTAAAACGGATGTAATATTCATAGTAAGATCCACCTAAAATGTTCTTCTTTTCTTCTCCCTTAAATTCAACCTTCACGCCGTCCATCAATTCTTGTAACTTTTCTACAAATAATTTTGAATGCATAATATGCTTGTCTGGATTTTCTTTAAGAATCTGGTATCTATAACCTGAATATCCATTTACTGCACTTTCGGTTATTACGCCTTCCATTTCGCTTGCAAATTCCAATACTTTTTCATCGATGGCTTTTTCCTGAAGTTCTTTTAAATTTCCCACTAAGGACATTTTCATTTAACCTCTCTTTCTATTCAAAGGATTATTTTGTTTAGTTTTTCTTTATTTTTAGAAATTCAATACTACTATAAGGAATTAAAGTTCCATTACATTCAATAGCACCTTTCTTGGTATAATCCACTGTCTCCATTCGTTCCCACGCTTTTTGCATTTCCTGTTCAGTGTCAAATATCCACCCTAAACTTCTTCCGCTTTTAAGATTAATCTCAATCATTTACCTCTACCTCCTTATTAATATCGAAAAGAAATATAACTCGGATTTACTACGCTAGTTACAAATGATTCGCTATAAAAATACTTTGGTTTAACATGAAACCTCTTACAAAGTACTTGTATTTGATTAAACGATGGAATGATTCTTGATCGTTCTATCTCAATCAACTTATTAATATCGACTTCTAACAATTCAGCAGCTTGTCTTTGAGTCATTCCGAATAAATGCCGAAGTTCCGTTAACTTCTCGCCATTAAAATTACTCACAACATTTCGTTCCTCCCCGAATAAAACTCAAAATTCCGTCAATACTGTAGACAACCCATTAAGTTACTTTCTCCTTGTTCCCCCTTGGAGGACCGAGCGGTTAGCTTTTGCTAGCTGCTCTTTTATTTCGTTCCTGTTCTTGCTTCTTAAAGAATTCTTTAACTGCGTTTTCCCAATAAGTGCACATTACCCATTCCTCCTTGAATAATTCCATAAGCTTTGTCCATATTATAAATACACTTGTATTCTGAACTTCCTTCTTAATGCTTTTCCGGAGAGCAGTTAGCTTTTGCTAGCTGCCCTTTTATTTTTCATCACCTTTTTTATAAAGTGGCATACTTTGTATTGAACACTTTTCAATACACCTTCATAAGGCCTGCTTAAATGTTTTAAATTCACTCCGAGAAAGAGCACTGTTCGAAGGTGC